GAGTAATCCGGGGAGCGTGGGCCATGCGTGGGTGAAGCGGTCGTTCATATCGCCAAAGCAGCCGGGGGAGGTGTGGCGTACCCCGCCGGAGGAAGGCGGGATGCTCCGGCAGTTCATACCGGCGAAACTGAGCGATAACCCCCACCTGACGGCGGACGACCCCGAGTATGAGAACCGATTGCGGGGGCTGGGGGCGGACTCGCTGGTGCGGGCGATGTTGGACGGGGATTGGAACATCATCGCGGGGCAGGCGTTCGAGAAGCTGGCTGTGTCCACACACCGGCTTGCCCCGTTCGACATACCGAAGCACTGGTTGCGGTTCGGGTCGCTGGATTGGGGGAGCACAAAGCCGTTCTCGTATGGGATGTGGGCGATATGCGAGGAACCGATGAACGTGGAGGGGATATACGTTCAGAGGGGGGCGATGATCCGGTATGATGAGTGGTACGGGTGGAACGGGACGCCAAACGAGGGGATGAGGATGGAGGCGGGGGAGGTGGCCCGTGGCATCCTTGAGCGCGAGGGGGGCGTGAAAATGGCGTACCGGATTGCCGACTCGAGCATGTGGAAGGTGGACGGGGGGCCGTCGATTGCCGAGACATTTGGCAGATTCGGGTGTATATTACGTCCAAGTTCCAAGGGGCCGGGGTCGCGGCACGCCGGTTACATCGAGGTGCGCCAGCGCATCGCTGGTAACGAGGAGGGGCCGATGCTGTTTGCAACGCGCAATTGCCACGCGGGGTTCTGGCGCACCATGCCGGATTTGGTCATGGACGAGCACCGCTATGGCTTGCAGAGTGAGCAGATCGACACGGATCAGGAAGACCACTGTAGCGACGATGTGATGTATGCCTGTTCCAGCAGGCCGTGGCTGCGAAACGTGGAGAAGCCCAAGCCCAAGGTGCGCGACTGGCTGTTCGCGGGGCGGGAGGACGAGGAGACGGACAATTGGCGGACATTGTGACGTGCCCGGTGTGCCAGACCAAGGTGGACACGTTCCGCACGCCGGAATGCCCGGCCTGTGCGCCAAAACCACCGGTAAACGTGAACCCGCTGCCCGCGCACATGCACTCATTGGTGGAACCCTACATACGCTGGCGCGAGGACGCCGCTGTTGCGCGTTTCGTGCTGGAACAGGCCGAAAGGATAGGCAATGGAGCTTGAAACTAAACTGAAATGGGTCAAGGAAGCCGAGGATTTGACGGCGGAGGCCCGCGCCACGGCTGAGAAGTGCCGTGACTACAACGATAACAAGCAGTGGACGGCGGACGAAGCGGCGACGCTGGAGAAGCGGGGCCAGAGCGCCATTGTGATTAACCGGATCAAGCCGAAAAATGACGGTTTGATGGGTATGGAAGTCACTACCCGTACCGCTTGCAAGGCGTTTCCGCGCACGCCGAAGGAGAATCACGACGCTGACGCCGCGACGGAGGCGATTCGCTACGTATGCAGCCAGAATCGCTACAATGACCTGCGCTCCGCTGCGTTCGATAACATCGTGGTGGAAGGAACGGGCGGCGTTGAGGTCATCTACAGCAAGGGTAAGGTCAGGATCAATCACATATTCTGGGACCGGATGATCTACGATCCGCGCTCGAGGCGTAAGAATTTCAGTGACGCGAAGTGGCTGGGGCAGGTCGTGTGGATGGATTACGATGACGCTCTCGGGCGGTACCCCGGCAAGGAGGAAATTCTGGGCGGACTGATGGATAGCACCGCGCAGACGTATGACGACAAGCCCCAATGGGCGGACGAAACGCGCCGCAGGGTGAAGATTATCGAGATGTACTACAAGGAAGGCGGCGAAGTCTACTACTGTGCCTTCACACGCTCTGGCGAACTGACGCCGGCGATGCTCTCGCCGTATAAAAACGAGGACGGGGAGCGTGAGTGGCCGTATTGCTTCCGCAGTGCGAATGTGGGGCGCGAAGGCGACCGTTACAGCCCCACCAAACAGCTACTCGGCCCGCAGGACGAGATCAACAAGCGCCGTTCCAAGGCCTTGCACCTGAACAGCGTGCGTCAAATCCGGATGGAAAAGGGTGCGGTTGATGATGTGCGGAAGGTCAAGCGCGAGTTGGCGCGTCCTGACGGTGTAGTCGAGACCACGCCGGGGATGGAGTTCGAAGTTCTCAAGACGGGCGACATGGCAGCGGCGCAATTCAACCTTCTGGCCGAGGCCAAGATGGAAATTGACTCCGTGGGGTTTTCGGCGGCGGTTTCCGGCAAGCTGCAAGGCGATCAGAGCGGCGTCGCGTTGCGAAACCGGCAGGCAGCGGGGCAGACAGAACTTGCGCCACTATTCGACGGCTTGAAAGAGATGGATTTGCGTGTCTATCGTAAGGTCTGGAACTGCATACGGCAGTACTGGACGGATGAGACGTGGATTCGTGTGACCGATGACGAGCAAAACATCAAATTCGTCGGTTTGAACAAGAAGGTAACGCGCGGCGAAATGGCGCTGCGCGCGGCAAAGGCACAAGGGGCGACCGACGAGGATTTGATAGCGCTGCAACAGCAGTTGATGCAAGACCCCGGCGCAATGCAGGTCGTGTCGCTGGAAAACAACGTCGCGGAACTGGACGTTGACCTTCAACTGGCCGACGCGCCGGACGTGCCGACCGTAACGGTTGAGGAGTTTCAGGGTTTGGCCGAAGTCATCAAGTCCGGCGCCCCGCCGGTGCTGATGGAAGCTATGGTGATGGCGTCCAGCATTCCGCACAAGGAACGTGTGCTTAAGAGCCTGCGCGGGGAGAGCGAGATACCGCCAAAGGTCAAGGAGCAGGTTGCGCAAATGCAGGAGCAGATGCAGCAGTTGCAGCAGGAGAATCAGAAATTACAGGCGGGCGTTGCGCAGGAGCAGGCCAAGTTGCAGTTGGAACAGAGGAAGCTCGAAGTCGACCGCCAGTTGCAGGGGTCGAGGATGGCGTTGGAGCGGTATGTGGCCGGGGCGAAACTCGATTTGCAACGTAGCGTCGCGGAAGCTGAATTCAAGTTGAAAGCGGCGGAAAGCGAGCAGGATATTAAACTCGAACGCCAGAAGGCCATCGCCAAACACAGTCTTGAGCGCGGTATGCGAAACGTATCGAAAGGGGCTGACGTGGATGAAGGCGTTGAGGACGCAGGCGATTTGCTGGCCGAAGAAGCTGCGAAAAAGGAGCAGAAGCATCAGGAATTGCTCGGCGCGTCCGGCCAAGCCGCCGCCGCTGTGCAATCCATCGCCCAAGCGCAGGAGCAGACCAACGCCATGATTCTTGAATTGATGAAAGCGCAGGAACGCACCGTGCTGGCGATTGGCGACCTTGCCAAAGCCGTTACCGCTAAGAAGAAGCTCAAGGTCAACTACAAGGACGGCATTCTTGTTGGCGGGGAGGTCACTTACCAATGAGCGCAGTAATCATCCAGTTAACCGGCATCTGCTCAGGCGGTAACCACCTGACGTTCACCGCGTCTGGTGACCTGTCGCGTTCGATGGTGATTGACCTGAACGACTTGTCAGCGCCGATTACGGAGCAGGACGCGGCGGCATTTATCCGTGTGGTAGCGCGGCTCGCAAAACTGGGTCGTACGAACGCGCAGGCTCGCGCGTTGCTACAAACTGGCGCGACGGTGACCGTATGACGATGGTCGCTTGCGGGAAGAGGTTTGTTCCCAATTTGATTGTGGCCGGCGGCGTGCAGTCTGTTACCACCGCAGTGAACACGCCAACTTTTGATAGCGCGACTGACCGCATGGCTTGGGTTGGCCCGTCGCCAGTCACCGATACAGTGAGCAAGGTCTACTTTCGCACTGGTACGGTGACGACTGGTTGTGTCATCAAGATAGAAGTGCAGAGCGTTACCAACGGCAGGCCGAGCGGAACGATTCTGGCTGCGGGGGCTAACGGCACCGTAACTGTGGCGGACACTGATGACAATATCTGGAAGTCGGTCACGATAGGGACGCCGCCTAGCGTAACCGAGGGGCAGGATATCGCTATCGTACTGACTTACGATAGCGGCACGACGCCAAACATGCAGTTGGTTGCTATGGCAAGCCCTCTGGCGGCTGGCGCTACCATGAGTCCGGCGTTTTTTATCGATACGGGGGCGGGCACGTGGGCTTCTGCAGTCGGCGTGAGTTCAAGCATTGGCTACGGCCCCATGGAATGGGTCGTAGCGTTTGGTACGGCGGGGCCGCAGTACATGGCGTGCCTGATGCCGCTGAACTCCGCCCCGACGCTGAACGCCATAACCAGCGCGAGCGCTCCCGACGAGTACGCCCTGCGTTTTCAGTTGCCTTATGCTTGCCGCATCCGTGGTATCCGGTGGCTGATGGCAAACGCCGCCGCAGGATCAAACTACACGGCTACGCTGTGGCCTGCGTCCAGCACTACTGACGGTGACGCACTTGCACAATTCGCCGGGGACGGCGACAGCGCCACGTCTACCACGAATGACGGCTACGCCGACGCCATATTTGCCACACCGTACTCAATCGCAAAGGATACGACCTATTACGCCGGTATCAGGAGCGATAACGCAAACGCTATCACCGTAGTAACAATGAGCGCGGCGGGGACGGGCGCGGCGGCCAGTGGCGTTATCGCGTTCGACAGCACAATGACGGCACAGATTTACCTTTCGTCACGCACTTGGACGGCGGGTTCTGCCGGGGCGTGGACTGACACCACTACGGCAATTCCGCTTATTCATTTAATTATCGACCAGATAGACGACGGTGACGGGTCAGGCACCGGCACAACAATAGCGGGCACTCCGATGCTGCGCGGAATGGTGGGGTAAAAAATGTTTCTGAGCAAATACGGCGTAGCACGCCACATTTACATCGCCATCCCCAAGGCGGGTAGCGCCAATCACGCGGTTAACGCCGACTGGACACCCGCTGCGGGTGATGTGAAGATTTCCAAGGACGGCGGCGCGACCGCCAACGTGACCAATTTGCCCACGGCTATAGCTATGGGTAACTCCGCTATTTGGGATTTCTCGCTGACGGCGACAGAAATGCAGGCGTCGCAAATAATGGTGACGGTGGCCGACAGCGCGACCAAGGCTGTAGACGACACCGGGTTTATCGTTGAAACCTACGGCAACGCCAGTGCGCAACATGTTTTCGACCTTGGCACAGCGACAGTGAGTATTGACTCCGCATCCGTCACGTCGATATGGGCGTATGTGATTACGGGGACGACCACGGCGGTACAGGCGATGCGCGGGTTTATCGCGGCGATGCTCGGCAAGGCTTCGGGGCTTGCGACAACAAACGCCAAATACCGGGACATCGCGGACAGCAAAGACGTTATCAGCGCCACTGTGGACGCTGACGGGAACAGATCTGCGGTAACGCTAGACTTGACCTGATGTTCGGACATCGTTACTTCGGCGCGCGTTACTTCGGGCCTGCGTATTGGGGGGATGGCGGTAATTTAGCTCCGTCTGAAAAGACGAGCAGCGGCGGCTATGACGTACGCGAGCAGTCGCACAACATCATCAAGCCGTCCGGGGAACCGCTGCGGCGCAAGAAAAAGCCGGAACCGGTGGTTGTTGCGGTGCAGCAGACAGTCCCCGAAGTGGCGTCGCCGGTTGTTGAGGTTACGGCCAAAGGAACTGTCGTATCGCAGCCTTACGTTGAGCCAGTGTTGCCAGAGGTGCTTGAAAAGCGCCGTCAGCGCTTGGCGGCTGAGAAATTGCTGCTGGAACTGTTTATTGACGCATAGAAAGGCGGTTTTATGGAACTGGATGACATCCTGAGCGGTAAGGAAGCCCCGGCGCAGGGTAAGGAAGCCCCACCACGTGACGAAGCGGGGAAGTTTGCGGCCACGGAAGCCCCCAAGGTAGCGTCAGAAGCGCCCAAGGAAGCTACGCCACCGGCAGAACAGCCCAAGGCTGCGACCGAGCCACCGACGGCCCCCACAGAGCCGCCAAAGCAGCAATTGACGCCACAGGAGCGTGCGTTCCTCGCCCGTGCGCAGGATGAAGCCCGCAAGCGGCAGGCCTTGGAGCGTGAGTTGGCCGAACTGCGCGCCAAGCAGCCCAAGGAACCGGAGAAAACGTTTTGGGACGACCCGGATGGCGCGTTAAGGCGCCAAGCGGAGCAGGCGGAGTCCCTCAAGGCGGAAGTCTCCAACATCATCCTTTCTGACCGTGTGTCTGTGTCGGAACAGGCGGCACGCGAAAAGTACCCGGATTTCGCGGAAAAGGCCGAAATCTTCATGAGTTTGGCCCAGCAGAACCCGGCTTTGCTGCAAGGTTTCGCAAAATCGATGAATCCCGCCGAGTATGCCTATACAACGGCAAAAAGAAGTGTAGAATTGGAGCAGCTTGGCGGGATCGATCAGATCGTGACCAAGCGGGAGGGCGAGATTCGCGCGCAGCTTGAAGCTGAGTTCGCTGCGAAACTCGAAGCGGAACGGAAGAAATTGGCGAGCATCCCGCCGTCGTTAAGCGACGTGAACGGGAGCGGAAGCGGCAATGCCCCTGTATGGAACGGGCCTACGTCGCTTGACGCGATACTCGCCCGCCGTTAGCCGCTGGGTGACGCCTACCCTAAAGGGCGAGTAAGTCTCCGCCACCGGGAGTTATCGGGTGTTTTAGTGCCGCCGACATTACGGGCGCGTGTTGAAACATTTCCCTTAACTTTCGGAGGCTTTAAATGTCACAAACTTATGCTGCTTCGGGCCTGACCCCGCAGCTATGGGACGATCAGTTTTTTACTGATTACGTCCGTGCCAGCCGGTACCGCCGGTACATGGGCACATCCCCGAACTCCATGATTAACGTCAAGGACGACTTGACGAAGAAGCGCGGAGATTCCGTAACCTTTGCGCTGGTCAATGAACTGGTCGGCAACGGTGTCACCGGCAACAACACCCTGATGGGTAACGAGGAACGGCTGGGTTCGCGTTCTCATAAAGTTATCGTCGATGTGCTGCGCCACGGTGTTGCTGTTGACGATTGGGACGAGCAGAAGTCCGCTATCGACCTGCGCGAAGCTGCCAAAGATCAACTGAGCGAATGGGCGCGTAAGAAACTGCGCGACGGCATCACCAATGCGCTCGGACAGATTGACGGCGTGAACTTCACATCCTCGACCTCGACGCAGCGCAATACGTGGTGTGCCAACAATCAG